CCCGGCTCGCTCGGCGCAGTAGTAGACAATATGATACTAGATGGAACTACGCCTATTATTGTTGGATCATCATCAGAAACACTAATAAATATTCCGCCAACACCACCAATGACTGAAGTAGAATACGAAGCAAAGTGGGAGACGATAAGAGATGATACTACTTGTGTTGGACAATGTCGCAGTAGAAAGATTATATTGCTTGGTAAAGAATGGAACGATGCAGTAAAGGAGCAGTATTACATAGATAAAAAAGTCGAGGCATTAGCAAAAGAGGCAAAGATTGCGGCGAGTAAAACAGCATCTCGAACACTTGAGATTGTAAGTTTTACTGGACCAGGGTTTACTCAAAATGAACAATCTGACCGAGTTGTATTATCAGAGGCCATCAATAGTATTCTGGATAACAATATGTTAACTTCAGATGAAGTTGCGGCAAAAGAAGCATTGATTCACTCAACAGTAAGTATCTTAGATGCCGAAATAAAGAATGACGGTCTGATTATCTCCGATATCGATAGACTTGATACAGTAGATGCAATAATCAAAAAACTCTCTAATGAAGCGGCATTAAATGCATTACCAGAAGAGGATTACAAAACTGTTAAGAAATATGAAGATGGCGTTAAGAAGATAGTCACTACTGCACAGACTGGACACCGTGCTGATTTGACAAACGCTGCCAACATAGGCATGATACAGGCAGAAATAGCAATAGCAAGTGTGAAACATGATTCGTTATCTGCTAAGACGTACTATTTTGATCCTCAAGAAGAACTCGCTATGATAGTGGAGTTAGAAGATCTTGAAACAGACCTTACTATAAAACACCTTGCTCAACCAGACGAGACAATAGGGCAAGTTGCAACTATAGAAACGGGCGGCACAACTACTTTTGTTCCAATAGATATTCCAGTAGAACAAGTTACTGTAGCCCAACAGCCAGTTGTATTTAAAACGACCGGTCTTCCCACTAATACATATGATATTCTTTTACCAGGAAGTATGAGAGATAAACTAGATGCAGTCGGAGGAGATATGTCCATGTTAAGTCAACACGCAGAGGCTCAAAAGATATATAAGTTAATAACAAATACTGATAACGCACAGATGAAAGTAGTAACAGATGATGCAGGAATTAAAATCAAGGTTAAAGACTTTTCTAAAGTAGGCGCAATTACATATACAGATGCGAATGGTGACTCTCAGACTATTGATCCTGTTGCACTTTTTAGTCTACACACAACTACAAAGACAGATATGTACCCAATGTATCATAGCGATTATGATGCCATAAAAAATGGTATCTCTGATTTATTTCCTAATATTTCTACAACAAATAATATCTACTCAAAAGGAAATATATTAACCAGGGATGCAAATGGTGGATTAATAATAGATATAAATCCAAATAAATTCATAGTAGACCCTAACCCATAACACGAGGAATAAATAATGGCATTCTCAGACATTATCGAAGAACAGAAGAAACATCAAGAATCTCCCATTGTCAAGGCATTGGGCAGAGGTATCTATAAGGCTGTAGTTGTTATTACTAATCCGACAACAAAAGAAGTTTATATTGACCCGACTGGACGAGGCAGACTAGCCGCGTATATTCCATCTCTGGGTGGTAATCCCTCTGAGCCTATGTTTTTTCAACATGCCAGTAATACTGGTTCATTTGGTGCGCCTGTTGACCATGGAACTACTATTCTTGTGTTCTTTAGTGAGGGTGGTTCTGTGTCTGAAGGATATTGGTTCGCAGTTGCACAAGAAGTATTTGATATCGTTAGTGGTGGTGCAAGAGGCAAGCCACATATAGATGGAAAGGGTCAAGGTGAAGGTCTGTTTAAGAATATCGGTGCGGCCAAAGAAACCGCAAAAACACTTGATGGAGTAACTCTAGCAGATGAAGAAATAGAGAATAGCGCCAGAAATGAGGTTATAGCCGCACAAGGAACATACAGTGATTATGTAAGAGGCTCATCTACTGCTTCTCCTCATAGAGATGCAAACTATGAAACACCTCAGTTACCTAAAGTTACTGGATTTAAAACACCTGGTGGCTCTGCAATCACAATTGATGACGGTAGTATCGATGACACGGGTGAGATTCATCCTGAACAAATAAGAATAACAACACAATCAGGCGCTGCCGTTATTTTAGATGGTGGTAATGATACCATTTACGCAATAAACAGCACGGGCACTGGATGGGTAGAAATTGGAGCAAGTGGCGAAGTCATGGTCTACGCAGAAGGCTCACTGAATATGAGAACAGAAAAAAATTTCAATCTTCGTGCTGATAAAAATATCAACATAGAAGCAGGCGAAAATATTAATATGCGTAGTGTTAAGTCCACCAAGATTAATGCTACCGAAGAATTACATCTACGAAGCAAAGGAGCACAGTTCTTGCAAAGTGAAGCAGGAATGAACGTTGATGTCGGAGTCAATTGTTTAGTAACAACTGGTGGCATATTGCATTTGAATGGACCAATTGCACAAAAATCAGAACTCATTCTAGTTGGTGAAATGGAAGATATGCAAAATTCTGAAAATACTAAACTTAAAGAGACAATTGTATCTTGTATGCCAACACATGAACCATATGTTAGATCCCAAGCAAAAGAATTGAAAGACACAGCAAGTGCTTATGCAATAGGCGCCGCTAGTGATGAAGGTTGTAAAAACGCGGAAATCAAAAAATGATATACGATAAACGAAAAGGTTCATTATTAAATTACATACAGTTGCCGTTACACGTAATAACCCCTACTGGTACATACTTAGGAACGGGATATGACACAAAAGGCAAACCAACCTACATACTATCTCATGTGAAAGTGAACTTAGAGGATACGACCACCTTGACGTTTTCATCAATGAGTAAAAACGCTATAATACTAGACAATAAACCAACACTTACGGTCACAGACAATATTGTCGGTTACAATTATAAAGTGTCTAATACTGAAACGAATTATGGATATATAACTGTTGCAGGCACTCGAATAGATATCGAATCTAAAAAGATAACGAAACCAATGGCTGAATTTATTTTAGAAAAACAATTACGAAACATCGGTAACATATTAGAAAAGTTTATCAAAGTAAAAATATCACAACCACATTATGACGCACTATTATATCACTTCTATAATGAAGGCACGAGTACTATAGAAAATAGTCCAGTGATTGCTCTTATAAATGCAAAAGATTGGTATGCTGTAACTGACGAAATTCAAACAGACTTAATGAAAAATGGCAGAGTAGATGACAAAATAGCACAACGAAAAATAAAAACTGCAAAGATGTTCAGTTACGTGCCAAGTTTTTCTTAACGACTATCTATGACTTTATCTGCTAATCCATAAGCAACAGTTTCTTCTGCTGACATGAAGTTGTCACGTTCCATCGCTTCAGTTAACTCATCAAATGTCTTTCCAGCAGAATTATGATTCACGTAGATTTGAGTCAATCTTTCTTTAAGTTTCATCATTTCATCGACTTGAATCTTCATATCGGTTGCTTGACCACCTGCACCACCACTTGGTTGATGTATCATTGTACGAGCATTCGGTAACACATGTCGTTTTCCTTTCGCACCTGCTTGAGCAAGTAACGAACCCATAGAACATGCTTGACCCATTACAGTAGTTGCAACATCAGAACCGATAAATTGCATCGTATCATAGATTGCCATACCGGACGTGACTGCCCCACCTGGAGAATTGATATAAAAATGAATATCTTTGTCTGGATTCTCTGCTTCTAAGAATAATAACTGGGCACAAATCAAGTCTGCTTGGTAGTCATTCACTTCGCTAGTCAAAAATATCACTCTTTCTTTTAATAAACGAGAGAAAATATCGTAACTACGCTCTCCATTTGCTGATTGGTCAACGACCATTGGTACTAGATTTGGCATATCTTATTATCCTTGTTGTGATTATTACTATTATTTATATACTATCATAACAGAATTGCATCCAATTGTCAATCTAAAACTGCGAAGTTTATACCAAGATAAATACATTTAGTAATTAACTACAGAGAAAAGAACAAAATGGCATTATTCACTGGTTTTAGCACAAAAAGTAAAAAAGCAATCAATCATGAGTTGACTGATAAAGATTTAGTGGTCGAAGACCTTATGAATCATATCATGACTCGTAGAGGTGAACGTGTAATGCTACCCAATTATGGCTCTATTATTCATGATATGTTATTTGAACCCTTAACATCTGAAACAACTGAGTTAATTGAAGAAGATTTAACAGAAATTATAAAAGATGATCCACGGTGTAACTTTGTTAGTATTGAAGTTACTGATTCGAATCACACTATTAACGCAATCGTGCGCCTTCAAATTCTACCAACGAATGAGCCAGTAGAATTAAAAATAGATTTAGAGAGAGAATAATATGAGCCAAGAACGAACAGACAATTTATTTGCAAGTGAGAGTTGGACAGCAGTATATACTGCATTTACTAACATCAGTCTTAAAGCATATGACTTCGACACAATCAGAGAGGCATTATTAGCCTACACGGTTCAAACTTATCCTGATAAATTTAATGATTTCATTGCAAGTTCAGAATTTATTGCTATCTTAGATTTGGTCGCGTATCTTGGACATAGTTTATCATTTAGATTGGACATGAATACTCGTGAGAACTTCATGGACACTGCTGAACGTAGAGCAAGTATTCTACAAATGGCAAAGACACTAGGTTACAACAAAACTAGACCAATCAATGCAAAAGGCTTCATGAAGATTACTAGTGTAACAACTGACGAAGGTGTACTCGACAATGAAGGTGTCACTCTGGCTGGTAAGAATATTATTTGGAATGACAGTAATAATGTAGATTGGTATGAGAACTTTATCAGTATCTTAAATTCTTCATTCGCAGGCACAACTAAAATTCAGAATCCATCATCTACTTTAACTATAACAGATGTTGAGCATTCTTTATATGAGATAAACGAAGACACAAATACAAAGAGCGTAAACTATCCATTTTCTGCAAACATTAATGGCAAGGGCAGAGAATTTGAAGCAGTTCGTGTAGCATTAAACACGGTTGATAAAAAGATATTTGAAGCGGAGCCTAACCCAGGTAACAACTTTACAATTGTTAATAGAAATGACAGTTTGGGTTCAGCAAGTGATAGAACTGGATTCTTTGTATATGCAGTACAGGGCACACTTGCATTTCAAGATTTCACTTATAATAATAAAATCTCAAATAGAATAGAAGCAATAAACGAACCTAATATATCTAATTCTGATGTGTGGATTCAGAAGATAGACTCAGTTAGAGATTACGTATCAAGTGTAACATCAATTGATAACAACACGAGAGAGACAGCAATCTACAACAGTTTACGAACTGGTTCTGGAGATATTGTAAGTATAAATTCTAATGACAACAACGGAATTGATCTACATTATCCAGATGGTGTTTTTGGCAACGCGGCATATGGCAACTACAGAGCATGGTATAGAATAGTTGACAACGATAATTTCTCTGTAAATACGAACGACATTACTGATAAAATTATAACAATTCCATATATCGGAACTGACAACAGAACTTATAGACTAACATTAACAATGTCAAGTACGATTGACTTTGGTGAAAACTTCGCTGGTGAAACATATTCTAGTGTGAGAAGAATTGCTCCAAGAAGTTATTACGCACAAGACAGAATGGTCAATGCACAAGATTATAATGTATATCCTCTATCTTTAGGAAACAATGTAGTTACTAAATTAAAATCAGTAAATACATCATTTGCTGGCAACTCACGTTTTTATGAAACTGATGACGTTCTAGGACATCACTCTAACTTGAGTGTGACTGGTTCAGATGGAAGTTTATTTATTGAAGATGAGATAGTATCAATCCCATTGAGTTACAATAAACTACAAGGAAAGAGTGATAACTTTATAAGAAATGAATTATCCAAAGCACTGAAACATCCAAGTTTATTGAATAGTTATTTTCATAAGAATAAATTAGTATCGCCTGCTACTAGTAATAATACAGTTATTGAACAGACAACAACTTACAGCGTTGATGCAACAGATGGAATGAAAATTACAACAGTTGCCGCACCAACTAGTGGCGTTTTTGTAGGAGACTACGTTGAGTTATTAATGACTGCATCGGGAAAAACTATTTGGGCAGATGTTAAGAAAGTAGAAACAACGACTTACACAAACGATACACTTACATTAAATAAGTTTATTCCAGAAGTTGGAACACTTAAATCAGTAGTGAGGGGATTTAGAACTAAATTCACGGATGGTGAAATCGTTAAAATTAAAGAGGTAGTTGATAGTAGTACTGAGCAAACTTTTACGTTACGATACATATACTCAGCGTCTAAACCAACTGAATGGGAATGGAAAGTCATCACAACAACACCTGCGGCATCAGATGTCTTTGTCGTATTTAATTATAATTCTGGTATCAGAGATAATGAATCACAGTATACTGCCAAATTTACAGGCAAAAAAGTTGCATTCGAAAGTAGAGACCAAGTTAAGTTTTTCTATGGCAACACAACTGATGTAATCGATAATGAAACAAATCTGGCTAAACGAGATGTTATATTTATTAATTACTTAAAAGAAGATCCAACAACAGTAGGAACATCAACTAATGATAGTGGTAAGAAAGTTACAGTGGGACAAGTTCCAATAACAACTTTGACAACTGATGGTAGCACAGGCGCAACATTTGATGCTATATTTAAATATAGTGGTGCTCCAACAACTTACGATTTTGTAGAAGATAATGACTATCTTAATAATGCAACATATACTCATAGTCTAGTATCTCCCGCTGGAATAGAATATGATCTCGATAGAGCGACCGAGATTACATATCCCACATCTAGCACATGGAAGATTATTGGATATACAGACGAATATACAGCGGTACCAGCAGACACGAATGAATACAAACTTTCTGCTGCCATCAGCGATTTGGCAAACTATAGCAACAGCGGCACTCCTATATCAGGCGGAACAGATGTTCCCGTTACTGCAACTTCTGTTTCAGATGTTTTCACATCACTTGATGCAGTTGGATTCCTAGAGGGATATACTGGTAATGTTAGTGACTCTAATAATTCACATTCAACTCAATCGTCTAATCAACTAGATACTTTAGGATTCAAGGGAAAGATATCGTTATCTTATTTTAACACAGCCGCGGCAAGTAATAACTTCAAGTGGGCTGATGTATCAGATGCCGCAGAAACTAATGAGTTCACTACTGTATATGACGCAAATACGACTGAATATACTTTTACTATGTCTACTGCCGCATCGGCTCTTTATAACAGTATTGATGCTGATATATATTTCAAACAATATGCTTACGGAGAATTTACAGTATCAAGTGCAACAGCACTTACTACTAGTAATATTTTACTCAGAAATAGTGCAGGCACAATACTTAGTAATGATGATATAACAGTTACTAATACAAGTGGCACAAACTATAAGATTATTTTTTGGACATACGCAGTAACAGTTGGAGAACTCATCGATGTAATTATTGGCACGAGTGCGACATTATCAACTTTTGCAGACTTCTCAGTGAGAGTTAGTGCAACATTTGGACTGTCAGTAGGAACAAACTCAACTACTACTACCTATACCGATGCATCTTCATATGTGTATGATGACTACTTAACACCAGCAGGATACGTAGATAGTACAAAAGTTAAACTATTAACTTCAGATACAAACGATAATCCATTTGCTATGCTAGATATTACAACTGGTGAGACTGTTGTAATGGAACAATACATTAACAATAATATAAAATATGAAAGAGCATCTAAAACTGTAGTTGCCGCATCGGCAACTACTAAAGTTCCAGAAGCCGCAACAATATATTATAATACAACTGATACTGTCTGGTACATCCGAGAAGCGGGTGGCTGGAGTGCATTAACTGGACATGTAGATCAAACTACTGTCACTCCACCTTTAATTCAAATAAACTATAACAGTATACAATACAGAGTGACAGAGGGCATCACGTTCGTTAAAGACGAATTTACGAGTTTTAGATGGGACCATTATGCTGATATAAACAAGCGAATAGATCCTAGTACTAGTAATATTGTCGATATGTATGTATTGAGTGCTGATTATGTTAGAAAGGTAAATGAATGGATAGCAAATGATTTCTTGACTACTGTTCCAGTTGCTCCAAACAATTTTGAATTAGCAAAGATAATGAATAGTATTGAACCGAAGGGCGCAATAGCAGACCATATTGCTTATATTCCAGTACAGTTTAAATATCTATTTGGCTCATATGCTAAAGTAGAGAACCAAGCAATATTCAAAGTCATTAAGAAACTGGGAGTCGGATACACTGATAGTGAAATTAAAACAGCAGTATCTACAAAAGTAAATGAATACTTTGCAATTAATAACTGGGACTTCGGAGCAACATTCTACTTCTCAGAACTAGCGGCATTCTTGCATAAAGAACTTGGCGATTATATTTCAAGTGTAGTAATTACACCGAAATATTCAGGCAATAAATTTGAAGATTTACTAAGTATATCGTGTGCATTAAATGAAATATTCATGGCAGTAACAACATCTAGTGACGTAAAAATAATTACACAATTAGCATCATCTGAATTGGTAGGCAAATAATATGGCAAAGAAGATTTATGACTTTTTACCAAGTCATTTAAAGAACGATGAGTTAGAAACAATATTCGAAACTACACTCGACCGTGTATTCTCTGTTGGTGAAATGGAGAAGGCAAAAGCATTTGTTGGTAGAAAAGAAAAAGGAATATATAACAGCAATGATATATATCTTTCGTATCCGGCAACCGCATATGCAAGAGATAATTATGGTCTTGAACCAACTTTTACAAATGCAAATGCAACTGATAATATATTCTATGATGATTTGCTCAACGCAATGTACAACAAGGGTGCGTTAACTAACGACCATAGAAGATTGTTCAAAAGTAGTTTAGAGACAGTAAGTTTACCGATAGACTTAGACAAGTTTGTCAACTATAGTATGTACTACTGGGTATCTCCTGGATTTGATGCATCAATTACTGGTTCAACAAAGAAGCATTATGTTACGATTGACAAAGATTCTACAGCAACAGACTTTTGGAAAACTAATAATTCATGGTATCACTATGATGACATTAAAGCCTTAATTACTGATGCTAACTTTACTTTAATATCTCAAGCACTAAGACCTATTATTGAATTCGATAAGAACATTGAGTTGAGTGTTACTAGTGCGGCAACAACAGTCTCATCTTCATTTACTGTTCCTACATTCAAATCATATAATTCTAGTAATACATATATCAGTGACATAAAAATATTTCATTATGTAACTGGTTTGTATACAACCGACACTGAACTAGGATTTAAACCGAAGTTAATATCTGGTGACTATGAAAGTGAATTCGTATTTAATATAGACTTGTTAACGACTTCGACTTACAAACTATCAACAGCGTACAAAAAGTTATATATCTCATCGACATTTGATTATCGAAATCTAAGACAAGAATTGGGTGATAGTATAGCAGTAACAGATATCGAATTGCTACAAGCACCAAAGAATGCTAGTACAATAGATTTATATGTAGAGGGACAGAAACAAATAGGAAACTACACATTTAGTAGTGCTACAAATAAAATTACAATGACTGAAGCAGTCAGTGGCAATGTATACGTTGATTATTGTACTGCTACTCCAGTTGTATATGATGGCGCTACAGTGTTCCAACGTCTCAATCCAGCAGTTGAATATAACGTAGATAACAAATCATATGTAGATACAGAGATGACGTACTCTCTTGTCTACGAACATCTTGTTCGTATAATCGAAACTGTGCCTGGATTAACTGGCAATGCAAACGCAGTCAATAACTACAGAACATCAGGAACAAACACAGACAAACTAAGATATGCAGATCAAGGCAGTGTTCTTATTCGTAACACAGTTGATGTCAAAGAGGCATACTTCGCACTAACACGAGACGACTACGACCCGATTAAAGCAACAGAATTTTTATCTGGTGCATACAATGGGTACAAAAACAAATTATTGACTACTATTATTTCTATTTTAGAATTAAGTTCAAGTGCGACTAAAACTGATTTACAAATATTAGAAGAAGCAATTAGTACCATTGCTCTTGGAAAACATTCAAGTGTAAGTATCTTTAGAGATAGTACTATGTTAAACTTTGGTGATATTCATTCTCATTATCAAACACTAGATGCTACGGTAATCGCTAACGCAACAGAACAAGTAATGCCAACGTTCAGTGATGCAATATTAAACGATAAAGATATTGTTGTTATTCTAAACAACGTCATTCAGATATTACTAATAGATTACACATTATCATCTGGTGCAACACAAATACATTTTCAAAAAACACTATCAGCAGGTGATAAATTAACTGTTAGACATTACACTAATACAAAAGAAACTTATATACCACCAAGTGCGGCATCATTGAAGATTGCGCCAGTATATCCACCTGCTTATATCACAGATACAGAATATAGTTCTAATGTCGAATTTATTCGAGGACATGACGGGTCATTGACACCTTCGTACCCACAAGAAGATGGCAAAAGAAACAGAATCGATACTGTACTTCTTTCATTTGAAACTTTAGTATTTAATAGTCTAAGTAACATACATGAACCAAGTAGTGCTGATATCGATGCAATGAATTATGGATTATATGGCACCGCTAGTGCTGATTATTCTAATATTGAAAAGAAATACATTATGTATCCATTCTTTAAGAAATGGATGATGAGAAATAATGTAGACAACCTAGAGAACACCGACTTCGATGCAGATGCCTCAGCATATAAAACGTGGAACTATCGAGCAAAGGATGAGAATTCTAGTGGACACTGGAGAGGACAACTAATAAATGCATATGGCACAGATAGACCTCTTTTAGAACCATGGAAAGCAATAAAACTATCACAACAACCAACGGGATTTGATGCAACATATGGTAGTGATTATACATTGACTTCATTTTGGACAACATTGATATCGACAAATTCGTTATCTTGTCCAGTGCCCGTTGATGCTTCTGGAAACTTAAAGACACCAAGTGACTTATTCTTTGGCAGTGCAATAACATCTAGTGATGTACTATTGATGAGTCAAGCATGGGAGTTCGGTGATGGTTCACCAGTAGAACTCGCTTGGACAAGAAGTAGTGAATTTGCTTTTGCTGAATTTATGTTAATGTTGTTGTCGAGTCCTTTTGAAGTTATGTACAATTATAGTACGCAGATAAAAGAAATTATTACATACTCTAATAAGAACGAAGGCATAGACACTAGTGTTGTTCTTGCTGACAAAGACAAGTATTCATTTAAGTTAGGTTCAAAGTTAGGCGGCTTCGTTAACAATTTCAAACTACAATCAGAGAACAACTCATTATCTAATAGTAGATTTTCTGAGATACCAACAGACAATTATGATTTATTTGTTCATGCTGGTGTACCAAATAGAAGTGAATACTTCAGTGCAATTGTATTAGAAAAAGTATCATTAGATGTGCCATATCCTGTATATAGCCTGGCTAGTACATCAACTTATGTTAAAGGAGATATTGTTCTAAATTCAAATGATAGTAAGTATTATAAAAGAAAAGTAACAACTCAAACTGCAAAAGAATCAGCGACACCTAATGTAATCGCCTTTGATTATAGTGCATGGACACTTATATCACAACCAAAGACAAATAAGTTTGGATTTCAAGTACACGGGTATGATGAGATTAATCCAACATTCTACTCGATGGGCTGGGACAAAGCAAGTGGCGAAAAAGTATTTTCAACAGCAGGTGATAAACTTCCTCTGAAACAATGGCAAGGTGGAGAATATTATAGACTAGATTCATATGTATTATGGAATGAGACTCCTTATGTTTGTCTTACAAATCATACGTCAACTACAATATTTGATGATAATATTAAAGATTGGAAACCAGTAACAGAATGGCCAACAACAAACAAAACACATGCGAGTGGTTATAAAGAGTTAGTAGATGATACCATAAAGAATTATAATTACGGCGATATCTTAGAAACAGTAGATGATGTTGCTCATTTAATTATGGGTTATCAACATTACTTAAAATTAGTAGGTTGGGAATTTACAGATTCAGACCAAAGTGGGGATATCATAGATTGGGAAAATCTATTGTACAAGTTCTTAGATTGGCAGAGCGAACAGCATACCATTGGAGATTTCATTACATTGACTCCACTATTAACAGGTGGTAGTTTCAATGCTAATTATGGTGTTGCGAGTGTTGCCACTGAAACATTCAAGAATTTTTATCGAGTAGTAGATGCATCAGGCAGACTTATACCGAGTACTGAACTTAGTTTCCACACTGACGGTGCTAAATTATCATTCACTAGTAATATTCCTATCTACGGAATGAAAATGGATGTAAGAGATATCGAACACGCATTCGTTGTTGACAGAGTTGACAGTTACGAAGATATTATATATGACCCACACACTCATACTAGAAATCTTAGAATGCAAATTGATTGTAACCGAACAGTAGATTGGGACGGAACTATGTCTGTTGATGGTTATCTTGTAAACGATAATCAATTAATACCAAACTTTGACACAATGATTGAAGAAACTCGTCACTACAGAAACACTCTTGTTGACCAAGGATTGTCGGTAGTTAACAAATTAAAATCAAATCACATGGGATATACAACTAGAGCATACTTGTCTAACCATGGAGTTGAAAGAGAATCACAACTAGAATTCTATAAAGGATTCTTATCTCACAAAGGAACAAATTCAAGTATTAATAGAATTGTTAATAACAATAGTAACTTTAAAGATATCAAGCATTCTGATATATGGGCAGTTAAGTTAAGCGACTACGGACACGAATCAACTAATCTTACAATGACAAAAGATATAACAGTCAATGATATGATTAGTGATCCATTCTTAATAGAATATTCAAACATAACAAAAACGCTTATTGCTCAAACAACTAAGCCCACACTAGCGATAAAAACAGCAGGATATGTTGATGCTTCAGATGTAAACTACAAAGTAAACTCTCAAAAAGATCTAGTGGATTTAGCAACATCAACTACTACATTATATGAAGGAGACACAGCCTGGGTTCAATTCGACACAGATAGAGACTGGGATGTGGTACGATTAAGTGAAGTAGCAGAGATAAGTTATGTTGGAGAAACTTCTGACAACCAATTATATATTGGAATGCTTACTGCAATAGATTCTGCATTTGTTGATAAACCAATTTATATAAAGATTTCTGGAGATGAAATAGACCCATCGATAGATGGATATTATTTACTTGCCGCAAATGGAACAAAAACAGTAAGTGCCACAACTATCTACGAATATCTAGTATTCGAAGAAGATTTTGAGCCAGTGATTGTTGAAATAGATGCATCAACTACTAGTAGTATTTTTGTTCCAACGAACGCAGATGCAGGCATTGAAGCAATCGGTTCAGTAAGTAATCCGGTATTCACTGGCAGTGACATATTCATTATTGATGGTGAGAGTTTTACTTATACACCTGGAGCAGCCTCTGCCTCTGGAATATCAATACTAGGAACAGTTGCAAACCCAGTTGTAGCAGAAGGCGAACAAGCAAGATTTGTTATTTACAATGCTAGTGGATTAGTTGAGAACACAACAAATACTACAGTTACATTCTCTGGTACTGTTGCTACCACAACGGGCGCATTTAGTTCAACAGTGAGTGATATATTAACAATTGACGGCACAACATTGACTGTAGCCTACAGTGCTTCTGCTGGAATCTCATTAACTTCAACAGCGGTGAAGAGTTCACCATTAACGACAGGCACAACTGTTGTTATCGATGGAGTAACAAAGACAGTAGCAGATTTAACTAGAACCGGAACAGTAACAGCCCCAGTAATGACATCTACGAAACCATTATCAATTAATGGACAAGTTGTGACACTTACGAACGGAGATACTCTGGCTGATATTATTATAGCAATCAATTCGATATCAACTTCAGTAGTTGCTAGTAACTCGGGAACTAACGAATTAGTTCTAACAACATCATCTCCTGAATTAGATATGTCGGGCAGTGTGTTACTAGACCTAGGTCTCTCTGCTGGTACATTATATTACGATTCAAAACTAGATAATTTAGCAACCGAACTTGATACACTAACTAATATTACTTGTACTGTTGGTACTAACATAGTAATAGCAAGTTCAGCCACTTCAATGGTTATTTCTGGAACAGCATTATCCGAATTAGGAATCACAGCAGGCACATATCAATCGAATTCTAATCCAACAGCAACAAGTGTTGTTGCACAAATAAACGCTTTGGGTATAACAGGCGTATCAGCCGCGGTTGTAACTGGCACGATTAAGATAACAAGTACAAATCATAACCTAGATATAGTCGAAGTAACTGCTGGTGCTATGGGGAGATTAGGATTTGCATCACTTTCAGATGGAATCGTTGATGCTACTGTTAATATTCTCAATGATTTAAATACTCAAGTATTTTCTACATCAGGAACCACTGCAACGCAGTCTGACAGACAAATACTAATAACGAGTTCTGAAAAGAGTATAGTGACTAGCAATATCACAGGAAATTCTCTATCTGATATCGGAATAACAGTTGGTACATTTTCAAACACATCAGTATTAAGTTCTACTGCAATAGGATTTGCTGGACAAATTACTGCAGCCTCCACTGCGGGACTATCAGTTAATTTATCTAGTGATGGAAGAATGATATTTACTCATGCTGGAGTAAGTATGTCTTTCTCTGGAACAACAACAGAATTGTTAACTAGAGTAGGTCTTGTAAGAGATTACTCTGCGGTAACAAGTAGTGCAAATTACAAAGCAATGCTTTGGAAATCAATCCGCCATACTTCGGGTGTTAATGGTACAACTTTTACAGACTTCTATAGTAGTTTAGGACTGAATAGCACAAGTAAACTATGGATAGATGATTACGAGAATAAGGGCTGGGCGATACTCGATAGAAGTTCAACAGGAACACTTTCAGTGTATGCTAAACAATCAGCAGTTATAGACACTGATTTAACAAAAAGATTGATAATAAAGGATGGCGAAAACTTTATTAATCATCAAATATATGATCCACTTAATTTAAAGATGCCAGGCTCAATTGTTTCTAAATTAGATTACATCGCATGGAATGACCCTGCGAGTTATGATGTAGTAACTAGTTCTGATATATGGTTAGATGAGAAGTTGGATAAAATTTGGTGGGACACTGACTTATCAAGATTTTATAGATACAATGATTACGGTGATAGCAATGGAAACTTAGATGTCAAATTCGTGAAGAAATATTGGGGACTATTAGTGCCAGGCTCATCAGTAGTTGTAAAGAAATGGACGAAATCTAGAATATTACCAGTTGAGACGCTAACATATAATACTAAGAAATATTATGATGATGTCGCGGGCAAAGAAGTTACAGATTATTTCTACTGGTCATCAGCAAGTACTGATGTTGTAGAAATTGCAATGTTGATTTCTGCTGGTGGTACTAAGAATAAATTTATCCCAGTTGGCTCATCAAGTGTCCTCATTAGTAATAATGCTACATCATATGACAGCGAAACAATTAGTGCCACATTACATTACCAACAAGAGACTGGAGTTCGCAAAGGTCACTCTGATTGGGAGATGTTAGCAGAGAATTCAGATACTACTGTACCTGCTAAATTCTTGACTGATATGGTAGATTCATTATCTAATCTTACAATAGTAGATACTTATAATCAGAGATTATCATCATCTCAATTATCTGATGTGAACCACGCAATAATTCCAATTTCATGGATTACAGATTTAGCCATCAATGACATAGTAGTCACAGTTAATAGTGATACCGTAAAAGCAAGTTATCTAACTATTGATGGTTCTAACTTGAAGATATCTCGCACGTCATTCACGATGATAGAAGGAGATATATTAAGAGTGTACAAAGTTGCGAGTAAGGCTGACAATTGGTTTACAAACAATCTCACTGCTAGAAGCAATTTCGCTTCGATTATAAATGATACAATGAAAAGTAAGTTACTACTAAGTGCATATGCTAGTTATAAGGAGTACATAGATACTGACGATATTATCTTTAAACTAACTGATTGGTATCTAAATGATAATTACAAGGCAATAGATGTATTCTCGTATCTATCAACTACTAGAAATTTTGATATGATGGCTGAGTATAACAGTGGAATAAAATCATTTAAGATAAAATTACCAACTCATAACGAATATTATTTTGAACATGATGGTGTATTAAAATTAGTTAACAGAAGTAAGAGTTCATTGAGTGTGTCATTTGATAGCATGGTATATCCAGAAACATCATTTACTACCTATTACGACAATGCGGTTGGAATTCAAATTCAAGAATTAATGAATATGATTCAGGATTATCCAGACACATCGTTTATTAATAATATATTCTTCACTATGGTGAATTATCTTTATACAGAAAAGAGTTATCCTGCTTGGTTGTTTAAAACAAGTTATATAGATTTGAATTTATATAACAGAGATTTAAAACAGTACGCTGTGTATCAAAGAGATAGTGAGACTGATGTATTAGAATATGTTAGAGAAGCAAAACCATATCACGTTAAAGTAAGAGAAATTACACGAACACATTCAACAAGTGATAAACTAACTGCATCTACTACGATTGATGAAAAGATGATACAGACTATAGCATTCGGCAAAGGTGGCATAAGTAGATACGCAGAACAATTGATAGACGGCGGTGACTATGACACATCAAATCCTGATTCGTTCTCAAGTATATCAGACGGAGAATACGAACAAGGTTCATTGCTAAGAAACAGAAATAATCTAACAAATACTAACACTGGATTTGATACTGGCTTCGTAAGATTCGATGGACTCGAAGCAACGATAGTAAGATTACAAGATTATGATGTCGATATTACTGGCGGGACATCTGGACATACTTTAGAGAAAACAATATTTTATGTTTACGATATTTACGGTAGAGGTTATAGTGTAAATGCTTCTGCTACAGGAACTATATCTGCATTCACTGGCACAACTCTTACAGTTACGTCATCAGACGCAACACTATTCGATGCGGGTGCATCTAATACTAATAAAAAACTGATTGCAGTTCAAAAAGCAGGAAGTTCTGATATAGAATTTATGTTATACGAGAAAAAAGTAAGCAGAGAGTTAACCATTAGCAATAGAGCGTTATATACTGGATTAGGACACGGATTTACAAATCTTGACACTGTATATGTGCTTGATACTCCGTTGCAAATAGTTTTACAAGACTTATAGTGTAACTTTTCGTATAGACGGAACGCATAAATACAATGTAAGATAAATATAATAAAGAACAAACAAAGAGACGAATACATGTTTAATGACAAAATAGACTCACAAGTAATTGGAACACTAAAAATCTACGATAAAGACAGTGGAGAAATACTTGTACAAAAGAAAAATGCAATACATCCTGGAAACATGGCGTATGTACTCGCATCCTCACTTGCAAATAAACCAACAAGTGTGAATGCATCGGGTTCATCACCAAGTATCAATTGGATGGGTTTCGGCTCTGGCGGAAGTGTCTCTACTACAACACTTTCATATCGTTCTCCAAGAGTAACTCCAACATATGATCAACTGCCGATAACATCGAGTGGTTCTTCATTGTATGTACCGAAGTACGAACAAGCAACAACAAACACGGTATATTATCCGGGTCAGGATATGGGTGGTAAAACTGTACCAAATAACACAGCAAAAGTGAACTTTAGTGTGGAAGTATCTCACGCTTTGTACGCCGCTGATTCTCGTCAAGGGGGCGAGACAATTCCAACAAGTGATAGTTCAACTGATGTAGATTCAGTGGCGGCATTCACTTTTGATGAAATTGGTTTATTATCTGGTGTCACTAATAGTGGCGTTCTAGATAAAACAAAAACATTAATGCTAACACATGTGACATTTCATCCCGTCCTACTGTCAGCAAATAGAACAATTGTAATTGATTACACAGTTACAATTCAAATTAGTTAAATTTTAGGAGTATAACAATGGCTTCAGGCTCACAAATAACAAGCGCAGATTTAAGTAGTCTTCGTGACAAAATGAATACGATACTTAACGGAACTGGAGTACTTGGGGGTTATAACCAATCTCACACAGTTGCGGCAAATCCCTCAGCAGGTGATCAAATTGATGATGCATACTTAGATTCGATCTATAGTGCGGCAGCAAAAATATCAAATTTTTACAATATTACAAATACATTTACGGCAGTAGATGCAGGAACAACTGTTGCTTGGACTCATTATGGTTCAGTTGCAGGTGCTTTTAACACAGACATCACTGCACGTTTTGACGCACCATGGTCATATGCGACTGGATGGGATACAAGTGTAGTACAAGAAACAACAGAAACAGCATCTAACTGGAATGGTTCACGAGTACAAATAGTACGTGCATCATTTGGTAATATGACTACAATGAATGCTTGGATGGCTGCAGGTGGCGAAATTAGAGTTTCGGCATCACATAGTGCTTCAGGTAGTGAAAATCAAGGTACTTCTTGGGCACAACTTGCTGGCGAAATGGGAACATACAAAATTTCAGCAAAAGCGTCAGAAACAAACGTAGATACATCTACTAATTATAAGTATTCTGATTTGACTGGCAGTTATGTAGTTATCAAAAAGGAATTTGCAGATGATTCTGATTATAGTACAAACTATATTCAAGTGGAAGCATATTTAGACGGTGGTGACCTCTACGTGAAAACTACATTAAACGATGCTCACACGGCTCGTTCAGGTAGTGGTTCTGGTTATGGTGGAGCGTGGTCTTGGTCTGGTTATGATACTGTTCCTGGAACATCAACAGTAACATTTAATTCGTTGAAAATGTCTAATCCAGCAGGATCAGTTAGTATAACTAATCCAACATTTACTGTAACAGATTCGTTATAATCTGTTCTTTTGAGAGATAGATTCTTATGCCACAAAGTTATTATCTAGGAGGTAAAGTTCGCGCCGCGGACTTTAATCTTTTTGCTAACGATATAAACGACATTGTAGGTATTGGTGCAGGCGATTCGGGATATGGTCAAAATCATCTCGTTGTCACTAACGCTGTAGTAGGCGGTTCAGTGACAGCATCATTGTGGGATGAACTTTTGACTTCTATGAAATTTGCTGCCCAACACCAAGGATCAACAATCACAGTACCAACTAGCACAGCAGATGCTAGTTGGCCTGCAGTTAGCAATATCATTACTGTACTGCCAGCGTTGACAACTGATATAGCAACTATAGTCTCTAATAAATTGAACAATAATGTAGCATATATGATTGTTACAGCAAATCAAATTTCAAACTCAAACACGTTCTATGACCCAAATGGAACTCCAAGTACTCCTACTTGGACAAATATAAATCAAGTATTCTACGAAGCAAAGGTATCATTTACTGGCGTAGATGCACGTAGACACTTTTTCAATTCAGGTGGTGAAGTTAGATTTGATGCAACACTTACCAGTGTAGATGCCTCTCACGCACAAAGTGTTGACTGGGAAACGATGTTAAGTGCAATTGCTACTGTAAAATTAGGACATACTACAACTGAGAGTTCAGCAAGTGTAGGCACACCTGGAGTAGGATTTAATAACCTAACTACAAGTTACACAAACATATACACAAAGGGTGGTACTGGTGACTATTCTGGAAATCAATTAAACATTTACGCAAAACTTAACGGTACGGCTGATATTGATGTTAAGATATCATTTGATGACGCCCATCCGGCTGATACTGGTTCATGGTCTACTCCACCGTATTCTGGAAGTTGGACAGGAACTGACTATGTTGCTGGCACACTCACTGTTACACTAGATGAAATTCGTCCATCAGACACCCCAGGCGGAGTAACTCTTCCATCCCCAACTTATTCAACTATTTCTTCTCTTTAGACTTGACTTTCACACCGTTTTACTGTATTATTAATACTAATATAGGAGAAAACCATGTCAGACATTATAAAAGAAGAAGGCGTTATACAGCCCTCAGATGAAGACTTACAACGATTAAAGAAAGCGTTAGACTTTTCTAACACGATGAAGACTTTCAATCTATCAAAAAACAATCTTAAAGTTAAAACACAAAACTTACTAAGTTACAGTACTTCTGGTGGCTCGTTCTCCGTTGACCAATCACTGATTTCTTTTATGAACTTTGTGGTTTCAAGTGGTAAAACTGAAATCTCATTGCTCGATAAAAATGATATCCCAATTCGTATCGAAGATACTGAAAAGTTTCTCGAAGAGGTATCAAGTTTATACTTCGAAGTGGTGAATGATTACTATAATGAATACCAACAATTGAGAAGTTCACGTAAAATAGAAAAAGTCTTAGAGATTTAATATGAGTAAGGGTATAATAATATTTGCTCAGAACAATGAGTACGTCAACTATGCTGAAACTGCCTGTGCGTGTGCTGGTTTAGCCAGAAAGAATCTTTCATTATTCGATGAAATCTGTTTAATCACTAATACAGAAACATTAGAACAAAACGAAACACTAATCAATGAATACTTTGATAGAATAATAGTCACCAATTCTTTTCAACCAGATAATAGACGACTGTTTAAAGACACAACAGATAAGACAGAATACGCATCCTTCAAGAACATGTCTAGGAGCGAAGTATACGAACTCTCACCGTATGATGAGACGTTGGTCATTGACGGTGACTATTTCATTATGAATGACGTATTAGACCAGGTATGGAATAGTGAAAATGATCTTATGATTAATTGTCATTATCGAGATGTATCTGGTAGACATAAAGAACATATAGAATACATTGATAACTTTAGCATCCCAATGTACTGGGCAACAGTTGTGTATTTTAAAAAATCTGACTTTGCTGAGAATCTATTCACACTAATAAGCCATATAAAATATAATTATAAGTATTATTATTACTTGTATAATTGTAGTGGTTCATTGTATCGAAATGATTTTGCATTTTCAATGGCACTACACATACTGAATGGTAGTGTTGCGTTTGATGTGCCATCATTACCAATTAGATATCTTAACAATAGTTTTGATATAGATGATATCTTCAGAGTCAATTCACATAACGACATTATTATGTATTGTGCAGATGCAGAGAGAATTACAGAACATATTCTATCAAGATTTACGAATACTGATTTGCACATTATGAACAAGAAGGCGATAGCACGATTCATTGACGACTTCTTATTATACGGAGAAAAAGTAAATGAGTAAAGGATATATAACTATCGCACAAAATAGTGGTGATATTGATTATTTGGAAATGTCTTATGCACTTGCTCTCAGTCTAAAAGCAACCCAAGAGAACAGCAATCTATGTGTATGTGTAGATGAAGAAACAAGAAAACTAATCACGGACAAACATATTCAAGCATTTGATGCCATAGTTGATATTCCCTGGAACGATGATGCTAAAGGAGACAAGTGGAAGATTCATAATAAATGGAAATATCCACACATGACTCCGTATGACGAAACTATCATACTCGACAGTGATATGGTGTTTACTACTAGTGTAGATCATTGGTGGCAGTATCTAGCAAAGAGAGATGTCTGGTGTTGCACTAATGTTAAAACTTTCAGAAACGAAGATGTAACAAGTGACTACTACAGAAAGAAGTTTACTCAATTAAATCTACCGAACGTGTATAGTAACTTCACTTACTTTAAAAAGTCAGAGTTAACTTACGAATTCTTTAAGATGGTTGAGTTGATTATGACTCATTGGAATGTATACTTTGATAAGTTTCTTTCTGGAGTTGGACAGAATTGGATGAGTGCGGATGTTGCGTATGCACTAGCAATTCAACTATTAGATATTGAAGAAGAAACCTGTGACTATGCTATCAAAGATGTTCCTACTTTTGTTCATATGAAAAGTATGATTCAGAATGTTCCTGCAAACCAAATAGAGAACATCTGGACTAAGAGTATCACTAGCGAAATGGGAGATGACTTACAAATTAAGATCGGCAACTTCACCCAAACATTACCATTACATTACGTAGAGAAGGATTGGATGGATAGTAGTAAGATTGCACAACTTGAGAGGGCACAATAATATGTTAAGTCTTATAGAAAAAACTGATTCGTCTCGTGCTGTATACTTTGATAGTCTAAGTAAGATTACTCAGATAACAAATCAAATTCAGGATACAAAAGATTTATTTGCATGGTTTGATTTTGAAACAATTAAACCATTTCTTGAGGGTACTCTGAAATTCTCAGACCATATAATTACTCGAACAGGTAATCCACTAATATATGAAATTATAAAAACAAAAGTTGATCTTAATCGAAGAAATAAAGACAATCAGTTACATAAGATAACAACAATACCAGATTCTGATATTCTACTCTATATTGAAGATGGCGACTTAGTATTCGAAGCAAGTGAAAGTTTGAAGAAAAGTATAGGAATTGATGCACAACAAGTAGTGACTGTAGCGGGCAGAACTGAACATGTATTTTTTGTTACATATAAAGATAAACCAGAATTCTTAATCAAAACTATATTAATCCCATTTTCTGAATTATTGTCTACTGGGAAACGAGTTAAGTTCGAAGAGAATAAATACAGTATAAGCGTTTATACGCAGAAGTATTTTGACAAATATTCTTGGAGGAAAGTATGAAAAAAACTGAACTAGTTCTTGGCGACTTAGATGTATTTTATATAAGTTACGATGAACCAGACAAAGAAAAACATTGGGCTAATCTAATGATGAAGTTTCCATTCGCAAAGCGAGTAGATGGAGTAAAAGGATTTGATAACGCACACAAAGAATGTGCAAAACAAAGTGAAACTGATAGATTTATTACTATTGATGGAGACAACATTGTTGATGAAAAGTTCTTTGATTTAGCAATTTCATTCCCACCAGATACACCAGACTTAGAACAATCAGTCATTAGTTGGAGTGCTAAGAACATGATAAATGGGTTAGTATACGGAAACGGTGGTATTAAGTGTTGGCCAGTTCAGTTGGTCCTAGAAATGAAAACACACGAGAACGCAGTCGATGATACAAAGAAAGTTGATTTCTGTTGGGACCTAAACTATATTCAAATGAACAACACATACTCAGAAGTACTCAACGCAGGCTCACCATTTCAAGCCTTTCGTGCAGGATATCGTGAAGGTGTCAAGATGTCACTTGATGAAGGCAAAACAGTCCCAGTCGAAGACTTTCAGAAACGAATCTGGTCAAAGAACTATGAAAGACTATTAACATGGTGCAACGTTGGTGCTGATGTAGAGAATGGTATATGGGCTTGTTATGGCGCACGTCTTGGATGTTACGATGTAAATTTTGTTAAAGATTATAAGTTAGAAAATATTTCATCATTCGATTGGTTCAAGACTTACTTCGATGAAGAGATTTGTCCCTTAGTTAAAGGTGGCAAAGAAAAGTGTACTAAGACTGGAGTAGAATGGAATTACGATAAATTATACGATGAGTGCTTACGTATCGGTGATTATCTAAAGGATAAGATTGGAATGGAAATAGCAGATCCAACACCAGAGATGAGTGCATTCTTTAAAAGAACTTATAATAATCCATCGAGAACTAAAAATCCAGTAGCAACAGAAAAGCAAACTGGCTGGGATAGATAATGTCAAATTATGACGATGATGCAGTTGTCACTAGAGACAATTTAAATGCATTGTCTCCGTCTATGTGTATGGCAAAATGGCTTCAAGTAAGTCTACACTTGCCACAAGGGCGAACTCATAGTTGTTATCATCCGCCAACTCATCCTATTCCGTTAGACGAACTTAAAGCAAATGTAAATGCTTTGCATAATACAAAATTCAAGTTAGAAGAACGAAAGCAGATGAAAGAAGGTACTCGTCCAGAAGGATGTCAGTACTGTTGGAATGTAGAAGACGCTCCCAGTCCACCAGAAGGTGGTAGACTAAGTGATAGACACTATCGTAGTAGTGAGTGGTGGGTTAAAGATGCATGGGATGAAGTTGTAACACAACCGTGGGACCATGATATTACTCCACGATACGTAGAAGTGAATTTCAATCAAGCATGTAATTTCAAGTGTTCTTATTGTTCTCCTCATTTATCTACTGCGTGGGAAGATGATATTAAAGAACATGGAGCATTTAAATTCTCAAACAAAACAGGTCACAATGATATAGAGTACTTGCGTAAGACTGGCATGATGCCACTAGAAGTTGCACGTAAAGATAATCCATATATTACTGCATTCTGGGAATGGTTTCCTAATGTGTACCAAGATTTGAAAGTGTTTCGTATGACAGGTGGTGAACCACTTATGGACAATAACACATTCAAAGTATTAGATTATGTAAACGAGAATCCAAACGCAACACTAGATTTAAGTATAACATCAAATATGTGTCCACCTCAAGATGCTTTATTTGACAAGTTCATGGATAAGTTAAAAGCAATAGAAGAGGTTCGTGTGTGGGAAGATACTACTAAGTTTAATCCAGACAGTGGTAACTACTGGTATGTCGCACCAGCGTGTAAACATTTTAGTTTGTATGTAAGTGTAGATGGTGTGGGCGAACAAGCAGAATACATGCGTGATGGTCTTGACTTTGACAAGATGTATCAAAACTGTAGACGTGTATTGAGTGAAACATCTGGCACTGAGATTTCATTCATCAACACATTTAACTTATTGAGTATTCCCAATCTACGTGGCTTCTTACAAATGATATTAGACTTGCGTGAAGAATTTGGTTACGAGAACCAAGAAGATGTAAGTATTCAACCACCAGACAGAGATGGTGTCGTCCATACTCCTTTTGTTCGAAAGAAAAGACAAAGAATTTGGTTTGATTTGCCATATCTTAGATACCCAGATTGGATGACTATTCAATTAGCAGATGACGATATGCTAAATATCATACAAGAAAACATTGACTTCATGAAAGATCATGTACTAGAGAATGATGTATATGGCCTAAAATACACTGGCTTTAAAAATTACGAAGTACTAAAATTAGAAAGAGATTTAGCATGGGCTAAAGAAGGAATAAACATGAGTGAAGAAGAGTTAAGCAGTAACTTAATTCGCTTCTATGAATACTTCACCCAGTATGATGAACGCAGGAATTTAAACTTCTTAGAAACGTTTCCAGGGATGACAGAATTCTGGAACGAAGCAAAAGAAGAATATGAGGAGCAATATGGATAATTTAGAAAACGAATCATTCCAAGAATATAAAGAAAGAATTATCGATCCGATTAGTGATTCGTTCTGTGCCGCTAAATGGCATAATGCAACTATCTGGTTAGGACACGGACAAACTACAAGTTGTCATCAGCCACCAATGCATGATATTCCGTTGGAAGAAGTAAAACTCAATCATACAGCAATTCACAATACTAAACACAAAAAACAAATGCGAAAGTTAATGCTTAAAGGCGAACGCCCTGCTGAGTGTGGTGTTTGTTGGAAAATGGAAGATTCTGGCAAGGATATAATATCAGTACGAGTACAAAAAACGCAAATGTCAGAAGAGGAAGACATATTAAAAATACCAACTCAGGCTTGGGATAACAACTCAGCGTTACATACATTAGAAATATCATTTGACCGTGCTTGTAATTTCAAATGTTCATATTGTAATCCTGCTTTCTCAACCGCGTGGGTAAAAGATATTAACGATAATGGACCGTATCAGAATATTCAGTCAGATACTAGAGGGCACTTTATTGGCACCGCACCATGGGCAGAAAAAGTAGCGAAAGATGACAAAGACAACCCATATATCCAAGCATTTTGGGAATGGTGGGAAGAACCAGGCGGTCTAGTAGACACTTTATATGAAATACGAGTTACGGGCGGAGAGCCAATTATGCATCCCGGAGTGTGGAAATTATTTGATTGGTTTAAAAATAATCCCACTAAAGGCCGTGATATGATATTTTCAATCAATAGTAACTTAGTGCCAGAGAAAGAAAAAACATTTGATAAATTATTAGAAATTACCCAATATGTTCCTAATTTTAAAATATATACTAGTTGTGAAGCAGTCGGGAAGCAGGCAGATTATATTCGTGATGGAATGAAGTACGATACGTGGTTGAGCAATATCTCTCGATTATTAGATAATCCTAAAGTTTGTGAATTTCATGTTATGATGACTATAAATTCTTTATGTTTAGATGGAATAACAGACTTTATGGATGATATGTTAGCACTACGTGAGATATACGGAGAACGTGCGCCGGTGATGTCATTGAATAGGTTGGACTTCCCAACATTTCAAAGTCCAGATATTCTACCCGAGTATATGTTAACTCATTATCATGACAAATTAGAAACATGGTATGAAAAGAAAAAAGATTTACTAATAGATGTAGAACATCTTCATGTTGAGAACTTATTGCACCATCTAACACAATGTAAATCACGATACCACAATCCCGATGAACTAAAAAAACAATATAACGATTTTAAAACATTCTATACACAATATGATGAACGCCGTGGATTCGATTTTAGGTCAACATTTGACCCTATGATGGTAGAGTGGTTTGATTCACTTGAAACACAACAACCAATAACAGCAGAATTAGGAACAGATCCTGCTACTTTAGAAAGATACAATGCGGAGAAGAAATATGGGTAGAAAATACTGGGAGTTCGAAACACTAAACGAATACAAAGAACGAATAATTGATCCTGTTAGTAAATCTTATTGTGCCGCTAAATGGTATAATGCTACTATATGGTTGGGTCATGGACAAACTACAAGTTGTCATCATCCGCCGGGACATCCTATTCCACTAGAATTGTTAGACGACAATCCATCAGCAATTCATAATACGCCACACAAGAAGAAGATGCGTAAGATGATGCAAGAGGGCGAACGTCCAGCAGAGTGTGAGTACTGTTGGAAGGTAGAAGATATGGGCAAAGACCATATCTCTGACCGAGTGTTCAAGACTGAAATCTATAAAGATGAAGATGTCCAGAAGTCGGTTGATTTGCCATGGGAAGAAGATGTAAATCTAAAGACCCTTGAGATATCATTTGATAGAGCGTGTAATTTTAAATGTTCATATTGTAATCCTGCATTCAGTACTGCCTGGGCAAAAGATATCAATACGTATGGTCCATATCAGAACATTCAATCTGACGCAGTAGGACATTTTATTAATTCAGCCCCTTGGGTCGGCGCTATTGCTCCAGAAGATAATCCATACATTAAAGCATTTTGGAAATGGTGGGAAAGTGACCTTGCAGATAGTTTAGAAGAGATACGCATAACTGGTGGCGAACCTATTATGCATCCCGGTACTTGGAAATTATTTGATTGGTTTAAAAATAATCCAGGTCGCGGTAAAGATATGAGATTTGCCATCAATTCAAATATGTGTCCTGAAACTCCAAAGGTGTTGAATAAATTGATTGAACAATCATGGCATGTGCCTAATCTTGAAATCTATACGAGTATGGAAGCAACAGGCAAACAAGCAGAATATATTCGAGATGGACTTGATTACGATGAATGGATGTCGAATATTCATCGGGTGTTAAAGGAAGCGAACTTAACTAAGTTGCATATGATGATGACTATAAACTCCTTGTGTCTAGATTCCATTACTGAATTTTTGGACGAAATGCTAGACCTACGTGAGCAATATGGAACCCGTGCCCCAACGCTATCTCTAAATATTCTACGATTCCCATCATTTCAGAGTAATGCAATATTACCAGATGATATTAAAAGTATTTACAAAGATAAGTTAGATATATGGTACAAGTCTGCACGCCCGCAAAAAATGTTACACGATGGTGAGAAGGCTAGTGTAGCACGATTAATTGACTACCTTGATATTATCAAGACTCCTCATAAAAACACGGCAGATAAAGAAAAACTACACAATGATTTTAGGGCATTCTTTGCACAATACGATATCCGCAGAGGTAAGAATTTCGTAGAGACATTCCCTGGACCGTTAGCAGAATGGTTCGAGTCATTGACTAGTGAAATTCCTACAGCAGAGAAAATATTAAGTAAAGAATTAGTGTTGACTGTATCTGATACTGCGGTAGACCCGAAGACAACCGAAACTTATATTGACCAGACTGATGATACATTGAAATAATGAGTAATAAGATAGTACCAATTTGGAATAGCGACGGAAGTTGTGCAGAAGAAAGTGAGAACAAAACTTTCTGCATGGCTCCGTGGTCACACACTTATATTTCTCCTCAAGCAGAGAGAAGAATGTGTTGTGCGAGTAGAGAAGAACATTCATTTCAAAAGCAATACATTGATGCGACTAACGATACAAAGTATGGTGAGATAAAAGAATCTAAAACACTAGCAGACGATTTCAATCCTGTCAGTTTAGAAGAACATTGGAACTCACCATACATGAAAGATATTCGCAAGAAACTTATGGCAGGCGAAACTATATCACAATGTGACGTATGCAACGATGACATTCTAAGTATCTCTTCGTATCGTAAATGGTTTACGGGTTTTCTATTCAGAGATAAGATACAAGAAGCATTTGACAATACAGACGATGACGGACACACAACAATGCCTGTTATCTCATTTGATTACAGATACTCAAACTTATGTAACTTCAAGTGTCGTATGTGTGGCGAACAGTTATCGTCATCGTGGGAAGCAGAGAAGAAAAAGAATAATATGTGGAGCATAGAACAACAACCGTTTATGCAGAAAGATGTTAAGAAGAAGATGACTGCGTTTCAGACTGAAGTTGTTGAACCAGAATTTAGAGATGCAATTTCAAAAGGTATCGTTGAAGAAATATATTGGGTTGGTGGTGAACCGTTGATGTATGATATACATTGGTGGGCATTAGAAGAAATGGTCAAGAATGGGTCAGCAAAGAACTGCCATCTAAGATATAATTCTAATCTATCCCGTACAGAATTCAAAGGTCAAAAACTATTTGACTATCTACCACAGTTTAAAGATTGGTTGATGTGTGCGAGTATAGATGGAACAGGTGATATCGTTGAGTTCATTCGTAAAGGAATTGTTTGGGAAGAATGGTTAGAAAACTTCAAAGAAGGTTTAGCCGCACCAGGTGGCAAAGATAGAATGAGATTTGATTTGACAATTACTGGTCCAGGTATGTTTAGTATCAAAGACTTATTTGATTTGAGTTTAGAACTTGATGTGAGAATAGAAACAAAGATTATGTTTGCGTTTCATCCAGATATTATATTCTCGCCCTTTGCTTGGCCGAAACATATTCTTGCTAGAAAGATTGACGAACTACTTGAGTACATTGAACCTCGTGCGACTGGCAAACAAGCAACACTAGTAAATACATTACGTGAGATGAGAAATAGACCTTCATTTGAAGAACAATATCCAGACGAATTTGTTCAAGGTAAAAAGAGTGGCAAAGGATTCCAAGATAGACTAGATGAAATCCGAGATGAAAAGATTACAATCGCTGATATATATAAAGCAGACAATGAACTATATGAATGGTGGACAACACAATGAAACTTAAAATAACACTTTCTCAACTACCCGTAATCCCGCCTATAAGAGAAGAGGTATATTTGCCGATAACAGACGTAAATCCAGTTTATAGTGTGACCTACAATTTAACAAAAAACTGTAGTACTACTAATAAGTTTATTGATTTGTGTTCACATGCATTACATACATCTGTGTATTGGTGTAGTTATAATATTTATAAAGATATAAATCACAGTACTTATGTCACTCTTCTAAATAAGATGAATTCAATAATTGAGACAATCAATACATCGGATGAAGTACCAGACATTGATGTATCATTAATTTTAGATGTTACAACCACTCTGTCACAAGATTCAAAATTAAATGCACTTCACTCGTATTTTGAACAAACAACAAAAGATGGAAAACATGACAGCGATATAAGTCTTTTATTGGA